GCAGAACGTATGGCAGATTTGTCACGCAGAATAGGATCAGCCTTTGGTAGACTGCAAGCTGAGTTAGTACAGCCAGTATTGCAAAGAGTAATTTATATTCTTAAGAAGCAAGGCCGCATTGAATTGCCTACAGTTAATGGAAGAGAGGTAAAAATAAGATCTTCTTCACCATTAGCACAAGCACAATCAAACCAAGATATAACTTCTGTTTCTAGATTTCTAGAGCTTGTTAATGCTTACTTTGGCCCTGATGTTACCAATATCTTAATTAATTCTGAAGAAACTGCTATTCACTTAGCTAAGAAATTTGGTGTACCTGATGGGTTGATTCGTGATGCAGAAGAGCGTAGAGAGATAGTTGCAATGATGCAGCAAATGAAACAACAGGAACAATTAGCAGGACCACCTATTGCCGCAGAATAGTCATATTGGTTTAGACGGAATAGCAAGAAAGAAAACAGAAGAAGATAAGATAAGCCTTAACTTTGGCTCTGTATTTTCTCAGCCTACTGGTCAAGAAATTCTTAAATACTTGCGTAGTATAACTATAGAAATGGTTAGTGGTCCTAATATTTCTACTGATGAGTTGCGTCATTTAGAAGGTCAACGGTATCTTGTTGGCTTAATAGAGCGTCATATTCAGAGATCACATAAGGTAAAGAATAATGAATGAACAAGTTCAAGAAGCAACGACAGAGCTACCTCCACAAGAGGAAAGAGATTTTGTAGTAGCAGAAGATCTAGAGACTAAAACAGAAGAGCGCCCAGAGTGGTTGCCTGAGAAATACAAGTCAGGTGAGGACTTAGCTAAAGCATATAAGGAGCTTGAGTCTAAGCTAGGCACTAAGGACGAAGATATTCGTGCCGAGGTTCTAAAAGAAATAGAGGCAGAGAGTTTTAAAGATAGGCCAGATAGTGCAGGTGACTACCAACTTCCTGATTATATAGATGAGGAAAGTGCTATAGATAGTGAGGTTTTAGAGTGGTGGGCAAATCACGCTTTTACTTATGGGTTTAGTCAGGCTGAGTTTGAACAGGGTTTAGAAAAAGTAGTCAAAGCTGTTGAAGGGGAAATGATAGATACTGACGCAGAGATAGAAAAGCTTGGTGATAATGCTAATGCTAGAATAGAGGCTGCTGCTTTATTTTCTAAACAATTCTTTCCAGAAGAGCATATGGATTCTATTGAAAGATTAACTGAAACTGCTGATGGGCTAAAGGTACTTGAGTTTATTATGGAGAAAATGCAGTCTCCGTCTATGGGAGGGGACGCAACGCCTTCTGGCAAGATTACAGAACAAGGTCTAAGAGAAATGATGCAAGATGAAAGGTACTGGCATCCTGCACGAAGAAATAATGACTTTATACAAGAAGTAAATAATGGGTTCCAAAAGCTTTATAACAGATGAAAAGAAGATAATTCAAAGGGGTAAGGCATATCTTACCCCAATGAAGCATTATCATGTTAAAGAATTTGAAAGCATTATGCACCCTGCTAACAAAGTAGAGGTAAAAGACTTTGGTTATGATTCTGTAGAAGAGGCGCTGTTTGAAATATTCAATTCAACGGAATCTTATATTTGTAGAAATAAATATGGTAATATAGTTTTTGTAGGTGGTCTTTCTTTTTTTGAAGATACTCCACAAATGTTTACTGTATTTGCAAATAGTTTAGAGCATAACGTTGTATTAACAGCAAAGATGTCTAAGTCTTTGTTAAATATGTTTGATAAACTGCATCCAATAATTACTATGACTATCCTTTCTAAGAATGAGCATATGCTAAATTGGGCATGTTGGCTTGGCTTTGAGCCTGTTGAGATGAGCAATGATAATAGATTTGTTGAATTTGTGCGTTGCAATTCTCAAGAATTTGATGTTAATAATGAAATATTACGACCCATAGTGCATTGATCGGCCCTTATGGATACCCGAATTGACATGTAAACGTGGACACTCGTAGCAATCGGAAACTCAATTAAGGACTGTAAAAATGGCTAATACAATAGACCAAGCCTTTATAAAGCAGTTTGAAACTGAAGTTCACATGGCGTATCAGCGTATGGGTTCCAAGCTACGGAATACTATTCGCTCTACAAATGTGTCAGGGTCAACTGCACGATTCCAGAAAATAGGCACTGGATCAGCCTCAACAAAATCACGCAATGGTAATGTAACTCCTATGGAGCTAGCACACACCAACGTCGAAGCGACAATGAGCGATTATTATGCTGCTGAGTACATCGACAAGCTTGATGAGTTGAAAACAAATATCAACGAGCGTCAAGCTGTAGCGCAATCTGCTGCTGCTGCTCTTGGTAGAAAAACAGATGAGCTTATCATTACTGCTATGGATGCAGGTGCTAACTCTACTCAAATACATGACACTGGCTCTGCTCTTGAAAAAGCAGATCTTCTATCATTGTTTGAAACAATGGGTACGGCAGATGTTCCAGAAGATGGGCAACGCTATCTTGCGATGTCTCCTGCAGGATACGCTGATTTGTTTGCAATCAATGAGTTTGCATCATCAGACTTTGTTGGTCCACAAAACTTACCATTCGCAGGTGGTATGACAATGAAAGAGTTCTTGGGCTTCAAGATCTTCTCAACGTCTGCTGTAGCAGGTGGTAAGAACTTTGCTTACCATACAACTGCTGTAGGTATTGGCATCAACTCTGATGTTCAAACTGAAGTAAACTATGTTGCTGAGAAAGTGTCTCACTTAGCAACATCAATGATGTCAATGGGCGCGGTAGCTATCGATGATAACGGTATCTACGAAGTCCTAGACAATAACTAAGAGGAGGATCTAAAATGGCTTATAGTGCAAGTGGTCTTACTCGTATCGGTGGCGATTCAAATGGAAGCGTGTGGAGATATTCAACTACAGACGCAATCGCTACAATAAACACAGAAGGTTACTTTAACAGTGCGGCTAATATGCTTTCTGTTCGTGATCTAATTATTGTTTGTGATACAAACACTCCAACAACTAATTTTTGTACTGTGCTTTCCAACACTGGTACGGTTGTTGATGTATCTGACGGTACTGCTGTTGCAGAAACCGATGGCGACTAATAGAGTGGGGGCGAAAGCCCCCTCTTTTCATAGAGGTTTACAATGACTAGCACTCCTGCAAATAGCGCAATTGATATATGTAGCCGCGCTCTCATCTTAGTTGGTGCGGAGCCTATTACCTCTTTTAATGATGATACATCTGAAGCTTTGATTGCAGGTAATATGTATGAAGATATTGCGAGAACCAATCTTACATCTACACGATGGAGGTTTGCTACCAATCAGGCTATTTTAAATAGATTAAGCGATGCGCCTACTGGAAGATTTACTGCTGCTTATCAATTGCCAGAATATATATTCTTACATGCGGTGACTGTAAGGGACTATCAAATTGAATATAATGTTTATGGCAGTAAAGTTTTTTGCGATGCTGATGTTTCAGACGAGCTTATAGCTGATTATACATATAGAGCAGAAGAGGTCGATTGGCCTTCATATTTTTCTGTTTGTGTTGAATATGCAATGGCAACTGTATTCGCTACTGCTTTAATTAGGGATCAAAGCTTGGCTGTTTTAATGGATCAGCAATATACAAGGCTTTTAGCAAAAGCTAGGTCTATTGACTCACAACAACAGACAACAAGAAAAGTAACAACATCGAGGTTTATTACGAATAGGCGTAGCTAAATGCAAAAAGCTAGAATACCAATTACAAATTTTCAATATGGTGAAATTAGTCCGTCTTTGATCTCAAGGACGGATTCTGCTATTTATAACTCGTCTGCTCAGTCAGTAAAAAACTTTTTTATAAGAACAGAAGGCGGTGTGGCTAAAAGAGGTGGGTTTCAAGCACTGCATGACTTTACTGCTGTTACAGAAGATACAACCATAAGGCAGCAAGTAAGGTTAATACCGTTTATTTTTTCAGATGATGAAAAGTATATTATAGCTTTTACACATCAGAAGTGTGAAATATTTTTTATTAACCCTACAACTGGTGCATTAAGTTTAGCTACTACGCTTACTCAGGATGTAGATGGTGCAGCTTTGCAATGGGATCAGGCTTACCTACATGAAATGACATATGCTCAAGGTGGAGATATTTTATTTCTTTGTCACAATACTTTTATGTGTCAACAAATAGTAAGAACAGGATTAAATAGCTTTCAGGTAGAGCCGTTTACATTTCAGGTTAGATCTGGTGGTGCAAGAATTTATCAACCATATTATCCGTTTGCTGCAACTGGTGTTACTCTAGACCCTTCAGCTACAACTGGGACTGGTATTACACTTACAACTAGTTCTGCATATTTTGATACTACTGGCTCTCAGTCTGGTGGTAATTACCCTGATTCTAAGCATGTTGGTGTAAGCTTGTTATATCATGAGGCTGAGTTATATATTACCTCTGTTCAGTCTGCTACTCAGGCTACTGCAAATGTTATAGATGAATTGTTTGTTGAGCTTGATCCAAATGCAGTAAGAACAACTGACACTTCTTCTACATTAGAAATAACCCATATTAATCATGGCATGTCTGCAGGTGACAGCATTACAATAAGAAATGCAAGTGCTGTTGGTGGTATTAATGCTTCTCAAATAAATGGCACAAGAAGTATAGTTAAGGTAATCGATGAAAACAGGTATACTGTAACCGCAGGTTCTTCTGCAAACACTTCAGAAGATGGTGGCGGTGTTTTGCAAATTGTTACTCATGCCCCAACTGAACAGTTCTTAGAACAATCATATTCTTCATTGCGTGGGTATCCTGCTGCTGTTGGGTTTCATGAAAATAGACTTTGGTTTGGTGGAACTCTTTCTCAGCCTGATACTGTCTGGGCAAGTAAATCTGGTTTATATTATAACTTTGATATAGGCGATGCTGCGGATGATGATAGCCTTGAATTAATTATGAGTATTGGTGAAGTAGCAACTATACGTCATTTTGTTTCTAATAGAGATATACATATCTTTACCGCAGGTTCTGAGTTTTACATTCCTACATTTCAAAACGAACCAATTACCCCAACAAATGCCAGAGTAAAACGGCAAACGTCCTTTGGTTCTACTTTTGTAAAGCCGCAACCTTTTTATGGTGCTACTATTTTTAGCCAAGTTGGCGGCAAGATGATACGTCAATTTGTTTATGATGATAGTGAGCAAGCTTATAAAGCTGACCCCATTTCATTGCTTTCTTCTCATTTGATAAGCGATCCTGTTCAAATGTGTGTGATTAGTGGTGCGGTAAATACTGCTGAGTCATTTGTTTTTGCTCAGAACTATACTGGTGAGATTGCTGTTTATAATTTAAATAGGGTTGAGGGTGTTGCAGGGTGGACAAGATTTGAAACAAATGGTTCATTTCATTCTGTTACTGCAATAGACAGTAGAGTTTTTGCTATTGTTAAAACTAATTTAGGTTCTGGAACTCAAAGTTTTGTATTAACTGAACTCAATCAGAATGTAAGTTTAGATCTTGGAAATACTTATACTGGTACGGCAGGAGTTTTTACTGTATCAAACTTTTTTGAGAATGGCGCAGAAGTCGATGTAATAAGTGCTACAGACTACTTAGGCAAGTTTACGGTGTCTGGTGGTCAGATTGACGTTTCGGCTGTAGACGCTTCTCTTACAAGCTGTCAGGTAGGTTTTGGTTTTGATGTAGAGTTAAAGACTAACCCTATAGATGTTAATACTGCTATTGGCCCAGAAACAGGCCAACCTAGAAGTTTATCTAGGGTAATACTTGATTTATCAGAAACTCTCTCTGTTTCGGTAAATAACAAAAAGTTGATAATCAGAAAAGTAAACAATGATTTTAGTCAACCAAGACAAGCAGTCACAGGCAAAAGGGAGTTCTACTTACTAGGATATAATAAAGATCCGCAAGTTACGGTAACACAAACTGCGCCTATGTTTATACAAGTTAATGGTTTAGTCGCGGAGGTATCTTTTTAATGTCAATAATTCCACCAGTAGATCCACTTTCAGCAACCTTAACTCTTTTTGGTCTTTTTGGTTCTAAAAAACAATATGATTATCAAAAAGCTGAAGCTCAAAGAAGGGCAGAGCTTGGTGTATTAGATGCTAGGCAAAAAGTTAATGAACTTTTTTTAGCAAAGGCTCAAGCGATAAGTGAAGGCAACCGCAGATTGGAAGATATGCAAACTGCCGAATCCCAAAATATTGCTAAGTTTGGTGCAATGGAAAGAGACGATAGATCTGTAGAAGCCTTTCTTAAAAAGAATAGAGAAGTGGTTGCTGAAGATCTTGATGATTTAGAGCGCATGTCTAACTTGCAGTCTGCTAAGTATGCTGCTGCTGCTTCTATAGATTATAAATATGGACAAGGTGCTGCATCAGGAATAAGGGCAGAAGCTAATATAAACTTATTAACTAATCTTTCATCTTTGCTTAAGAATATAAAAATAAGATAAGGTCGTGCTATGGGTGTAATTAGAGAAAAAAGACAGGTAGGTAGCATAGGCCCGATAGGTGTTGTTAGTTCTAGAGGCGGCGATGCTGAAAGATACAGAAGATTAGCTAACGCTACCGATAAGCTTACTCAACTGGCTATTGGTGAAATGGGTAGGCAAGCCCAGATAAGTGCAACTGAAAAAGCACAGCAACTTGATATAGAAAAGATTACTACAATTAATCCTAAAACTGGCAAGCCAGAAGCTTTGGATTGGATTGGAGATAATAGATTTATTGGGAGAACTGGCGCAGAAGCTTATGAGAAAGCTGTTGCTGAAAGATTTCAGTTTTCTATAGAAACAGAAATAAAAAACAAAGCAGCCGAAGTTGCTCTTAAATATGAAAATGACCCTAATGCTTTTCAAGCATATGAAAGGGAAATGAACACATACCTTGATGGTATGCTAAGAGCTTCAGAGCAAGACGGCAAGGCCACTTCATATACAAATTATATTGCTGATACTGGTGTCCAATATGTTACAGCTACCAAGCTGAACATGATGCAGGAGCAAAATAGAAGAGAAAGAGCTAAGACTGCAAGCGAAGTTCTTCAAAAAAATGCAGTTAGATTAGATCTAATTAGGCAGTATGCAAAAGATGGAAAAGATGTATCCCCTCTTTTAAATTCTGTTAGAGATAGTATTTCCGATTTAGAGGAAGGCGCTCTTGTTGATCGGGGCAGTATAGATGAGTGGAGAAAGTTTACCGCAATATCTAATGCTGAAGGTGTTATTGACAGAGAGTTCAATAAAATAGGTAGAAAAAGCGCAGCAAAAATTGCTGAAGCAATACAAATACAAGATACTACTAATTTAGATGAATCAGAGCTAGCTGTTTACAATAGTATAACAGAACACATGATGCAGGAAACAAAGCTTGATAGTGGCGAAACTGTAAGTGTTTTAGACTTTGAGGCTTTGGCAGGTGTCGCTACATATGCGAATCAGTCTGCTGCTGCTGAAGAAAATGATTATCAGCGAGATCGTGATGCTAATAGATTTTACAATGATATAGAAGCTAGAAGGTTTGTAACTGATAATGTTAATGACATTGATGGTATTATAGATGATTTTGATGAGTTTGATCCTGAGACTGCAAAAGAAAACGTATTAGGTAGATTTGCTTCAGATACAGAAATCTTAGCTCAAAAATATGATGAGCTAGATTTTGATGTAACAAAATTTAATAAAGATAGAAATATAATAAGAAAGTCGTATGCAAGAAAACTTATTATAGAGTTATATGATGAGATTGAAGGCTCTCCAAATGACAGAGAACAAAGAATAAATAAGGTTATTGTTGAAAGAAAGTCAGGAGACTTAACTGGAAAAGCTAAAGGTATGGCTGATGCTTTACTTGCTATGACAGGTGAAGAGCATGTTAATATGCTTACAGAAATATCTAGAGAGTTTTCAAATGTAGACGCGAGAAATTCAGAAAAAAATAAAGCGGAAATAAGTTACTTTCAGCAAGAACTTTCTGATAATTATATAAAAAATATTTCTCAATCTGCTAGTTTTGTTACTGCTTCTGAGCTTCTTGCAAGTTTTGAAAGCAAAATAGTAGATTTTGATTACCTAAGTGCAACACAAAAAAAGGCTTATGTAAATAATGCTAGGGATGCTGCTGCTGCTGTTTTTATTGGTAAGAGGTCTACTGAACTGGGTATAGATAATTCTGCTGATATGGCTATTGCTGCTGCTTATGCAGCCAATCCAAATGACAAAGAGGGCGTTCCTCAGAAAATTATAGACATGGTTGATCGGGCGAAAACTATAGGCTCTACTGGATTTGCTGTTGAGTCAAGGCTTGTTCAAATGACAAGTAGGCTTTCTGTAAGAGAGTCTAAAGATGCAATAAGAAGAGAAAAAGCAGAAATAAATAAATCCATAGCAAATGGTTTGCCAGTAAAAGATACCGATACACATAGAGAATATGTAGAGGATATAATTATTAAAGAAGCAGGAGATGATATAAATTATTTTAGAAGTGCTGAAATAACTAATTTAAGAAATCCTGCAACTCAAATACTTTATAAGTCTATAGAATCTGGCGTTATTCCAGAAAGCATGGCTCAAGACTTTATAAGAATTGCTAATGGTACTTCAGGATTATCTGATGAGGAGGCTAGAAGATTAATTTCTTTTTACTCACATTTTGCAAATCAACCTAGAGAACAAGGTTATGTTGACCTTTGGTTGAGCACTAATTTACATAAAGATACTAGAGCTAGGCTTGAAGCGATAAGTTTAGTAGCTCAGTCAACTTCTGCCGATATAGCTGTTATAAATCAACAGCTTGCTATTGCTGATGATCCTTCTGTTCGATCTTCTAGAAAAGAAGTTTTAGGTGGAGATATAAAACAATTTATTATTAGGGAATTGCCAGAAGCCGCAAACAATGCAGAAGCAATAGAAATGCTAACTCCTTTGGTAAAATATTTATATGCAACAAATCAAAATAGTGGGCATCTTTCGGATACAATAAATAAGTTTTATAAAAAGTCATTTTTACCAAGTGAAGGTTATATCCTTGATTTTAATCATTCTACTGGTGATAGGTCTAAATTTTCTTTGGATGCAGTATTTAGGGGCAATGAGGAATTAAAAGTATTTTTTGTAAACAAGGTAAATACTGAAATACTTTTAGCTGCAAAAGAAACTGGTACAAAAGCAAAAACAATTTCTAACTCTGCAAGAAAAGATAGAGCATTTCTAATGCCATTACCACAATCCTCTGGGGTGGTTATGTATATGCTAGTTGAGCAAAGAAGTGGAGGACTGCATCCTGTTATTAATCCCAAAACTAAGATTCCGTGGCAATGGAGTACAGCAGAGCAAGATGTAATAAAAGAAGCCGAAAGACTTTCTGTAAAAAGATTTAATGAATTACCTACAAGAGAAGAAGTGTTTGATCTAAGAAATGTATCAGGGCAAATACCTAAAGACGTGACATCCTCCGCAGGAGCCGAAGGTGTTTCTGTTCCACCAATAGTAGAATTGCCAAAGCTTGTGGGTAGGTAAATGGCTGTTGATTTAAGATATGCAATTGCTCCACTAACAACTTTACCAGAAACAGCTGTTGAAGAGTATGAGTATGATCCTACGACATGGGATACTATTAAAGCACAGCTAGATTATAGTTATGGCGGTTTAATTGATTCTTTTAGAAACGAAGCAAGATTTAGACATCTTGACATGGATCTGGAATATAATCCCCTAGAAGATATAGAGGGTTATGAAGATTACTTTGACTCTCTTGTTTTTGCAAAAAACAGAGATCATATGGCTATTCTTAAAAGTCAGATAGATGAGCGCAATGAGTCTAGGGAAATATTAGCACAATCAAGTTTAATACAGAATTTAGCAGCAGGAATAGTTGATCCTATAAACTTAGTTGCTTTACCTTTTGGTGGTCCTACTGTTGGTATTGCTAGATCATTAGCTAGAGGTGGTGCAGCCGCAGGGCTTACTCAAGCTGCAATCGAAGTTCCTCGACTAATGACTGATCCTACTGCAACAGGTGGAGAAGCAGGTTTAAATATTACTGCTACTGCGGTTTTTGGCAGCATGATTTCTGGCGCTACAAGTATTCCTCTTAACAGAAGAGCAATAGCTTTTCAGCGACATGAGCAAACTCACAAAGAGTTTATGGAAGCTTTGGATATATCTGAAGATGTCGGCAATATAACGGCAGATGATATTGCTAGTAAACTTAACAGAGAAGAAAGAAAGTATGGTGGTCTAAGACAAGAAGAAGTAATGGATTACATCAAGAAAGAAGAAAAAGTTCTTTTTGGTATAGAAGAAAATATACCCTCTCTTGATGCTGATATTAAGAAAGCACAATTAGATTTAGATAATGCATTAAAAAATGATGTGTCTATAGCTGAAAGAATGGGCTTTGAAAGAGAAGTCAAAGCACTTGAGCAAAAAAGAATTTCTTTAGGCAAAGCTCAACAAGAGTCATCTGAAATAATTAATAATCTAAAAAAAGAGCGTAGCATTAGATCATTTGAAGATGCTCAAGTTAAGGGTGTAAATGACCCTTATAGCTTAGACTCTAATATATTTATAGACAGCCCATTTTTTAAATTTGTTACTACACCATTTAAGAGAGTTCTTCAGTCTGACATTAGTCAATCTGCTAAGAAATCAATGTTAAAGCTAGCAAACGATAGTGGATTAGCAATCGCTGTAAATAGATTTGGAAAAGTTGTTGGACCTTCTGTTTATCAAAAAGCAAAACTAATGGAAGCAGAGTGGGTTCAGACAGATTCTGTATTAAAAAGAGTTTGGGGTGATAGCATTGGTGAGAAGCCAAAGGTAAAGCTAGGTATAAACTTTACAGATGTTATTGAACACGGTTCAAAAATAAAAGGTAAATTTACTGGCACTAATAAATCTAGAACTTATAATGACTTTCTTAAACAAGCTAATGAAAAAAGAATAAATGGTATAAAGGGCGCTACTGATTCTGAGCAGCAAGCTATTGAAGCAATGAATGCTTTTTATAAAAACTGGGAAGATAGATTAGAGGACATAGGTTTACTTGGATCTTCTGGAAAACTTTCTGACGATATAGATTATTTAAGAAAAAAAATTGATAGGCTTGAATTAAAACAAGCTAAGTACAAAAGCAAAAGACTTAAAACTTTTTACAAAAATAAAATTGCTAGATTAAAAGAAGAAATAGAAGAAAAAGAACTTACAATAGAAACGTTAAAAGATTATGATTTAAAACCTGCAAATGAAGATGTCTTTATGCCTAGATATTGGAATATCTCTGCAATCAAAAAAGATAGAGCAAGGTTAGAACAAATCATAGCTAACTGGTATTCAGAGCATCCGTATGTGTACGCAAAAGTAAACGGCAAATATGTTCGTCAAGATTTAGACCCAGATCCAGATAGTGTTTTAGAAAGAGCTAGGCAAACTGTTGATAATATTCTTGGTATTAAAGATGTAGCTGATCCAGAAGTAGTTGCTTATGGTTATGGCAAGTCAAAGCATCTTAGGCATAGAGAATTAGATATACCTAATAAGCTTGTTTATGATTTTATTGTTCAAGACCCAATGGCTATTATGAGAACTTATGCTCATAAAACCGCAGGTGTTTATCAATTCTATAAAGAGTTTGGCCGTAGAGGTATTGTAGATGTTCTTGAAGATCTTGAAGAAGATATGCTTATAGAAGGCAAATCTCAAAAAGATATTAATGTTTTTAGAAAAGATTTTAAAGCTATGTACGATAGGATTGTTGGTTCACCAATGAGCGATCCTAGTCGATGGGATAATAAAATAGTAAATGTTATGAAAGACTTTGCGTATTTAAATTATTTAGGTTCCGCAGGTTTTTCAGCTATTCCTGATTTTTCTAGAATTATTATGGAGCATGAGATTGGGGATGTTGTTAAAGGCTTAACATCTATTTTAGATGAAAACGCTATGAAGCTTACAAAGGCTGATAGAGAAGCAGCAAATGAGGGCTTAGACATTATGGTTGGTAGCTCTCACTTGCGTATGACAGAACACATGAGCAATAACCCTATGCAAAATGGCGTATGGGATGTAGCAAGAAATGTGTACAGCATTGCAAACTTATTAGGCCCAATGACTGTTATAGCTAAAGAGTTAGACAGTATTGTTAGAGGTCATACTCTAATGAAACTTTCCCTAAAGTTGGCAAACAATGAGTCAATAAGTAATAAAGATGTAACCTATTTAGCTAGATATAATATTGATAAGCCAATGGCAGAGCGTATAGCAAAAATGCCATATCAAAAATCTGGAAGGGAACTCTTCTTAGCAAATACTACTGAATGGACAGATGCAGAAGCTACAGAAACATTTAGAAGTGCGCTGTCAAGTGGTATATTAAACACAGTAATGATGGGTACTCCTGCTGATAAACCAATTATTACAGATGGTGTTGTTTATGTTCCTCATAAAATTGCAAGAGCATTTGGTTATGAGGAAGATAGTATTGTAAAAGGTTATTCAAAAGTTGAATCTGGGCTGCTTGGGTTGCCGTTTCAATTTATGAGTTATTCTTTTGCAGCAATGAATAAAGTTACTGGTGCATATTCTCAGAATCAAGTCAAAAACAGAATGGCAGGTGTATTTGCGGCAATGGGTCTTGGTTATCTTGCTGTCAAAATTAAAACACCAGACTTTGCTTGGGAAGATATGGACACGTCTGATAAGTTTATACGCGCTTTCGATCAAAGCGGATTACTAGCTCTTTATTCTGATTTAATGTATACATCTATTTCGACCTCAATGGCTCTTGGGCATGGCAATTATATGGAGGGATTAGTTTCTGCTAAGTTTCCTCAAGACCCAGACGCTATTGCTGCGTTTACTGGTATTATGGGCGCAGGTCCAAGTATAACAAGTGACCTTACGATTAACCCTGCTATTGATTTTCTCAATGGAGATTATGGCGAAGGCGCTAAAGATTTTATGAGAAGTTTGCCTTTTGCTAGGCTTTGGTTATGGAAAGATGAAATGAACTCTTTTTCATTAGGTCTTTCTCGTTCTTTTTAATTGTGCGGATAGAATCGTTTTTTGTGCGTTGCAGCTTTTTGAATTGATTTATATTCTGCACCCAAATGAGGTTCTATTATGACAATTAACTTAGCAGATAATTCACCACGTATTTCCTACACAGTAGCAGAAGGCGTTACCCAGACAAGTTTTGCAGTACCATTTGAGTTCTTTGATAATGGAGATTTAAATGTCTACATTGACGGAACGCTTAAGACACTCACGACAGACTACACTGTTACAGGTGGCGATGGTTCTACTGGTACTGTTTCTATGTCTGTCACAGGTGGCACTGGTGGGTCTACTGTTGTTATTACCCGTGATATTGCCTTAGAAAGAACAACTGACTTTCCTGTTTCTGGTGCATTTAACATTGTTGCCTTGAATACAGAGCTTGATCGACTTGTTGCTGTTGCTGCGGATCTTGATGATTTAGCAGGCAGGGGTCTTAAACTTTCTGACTTTGATACTGGTGCATCACTTACATTACCTCTTGCAGCCGATAGGATTAATAAGGTTTTAGCTTTCAACTCTGCAGGAGATACTCTTGTTTCTCAAGAACTTGGTACATTTAAGGGTAATTGGGCGGCATCAACTGCTTATGTAGAAAGAGATTTAGTTAAAGATACAACAGATGGTTCTATATACATTGTAAATGCAGCACATACATCTAGCGGTTCTTTACCATTAGATACAAATACAAATAGCTCAAAATATGATGCGATTTTTGACGTAAGCGCACTGTTAGCTGATAGCCTTACGCTGTCAGGAGATTTGACAGTTAGCGGCAATACTACGCTTGGTAATGCTTCGAGCGATACTGTTACTGTTACCGCTACACCTACATTTGGCACAGATATTCTTGCAAGCGCACATGATACTCATGATATAGGTACAACGTCAACAAGGTTTCAAGATGCTTTTTTAAGTGGTTATCTTTATGCGACAGGTGGAATTTCTGTTAATAATGTTACTGTTCAAAATAATTTAAATAGTAATGGTGATACAGATTTAGGAAATACATCTTCTGATACTATTACATTTAACGGTGTTGTTGATAGTAATATTATGCCAGATGCCGATGAAACTCGCCTTTTAGGAACTAGTGCTACAAGGTGGCAACAGATTGCTGCGCGAGATGTTTATACAACAGACATTTATCTTGAAGGTGCTACGGAAGATGATTTTGAAACGCGAGTTAGAGCATTAGACCCAACACAAGATAACCTAATTAATTTTCCAAATAATAGTGGTAATGTAATTACAACTGGTAATTTATCAGACATAACTGATTTAGGAACATTAACAGGTAATATTGTTTTCGAAGGAAGCACTGCGGACGCATTTGAAACCACATTATCTATAACAGACCCAACTGCTGATAGAACAATTACGATTCCTGATTTGTCGGGTACACTGGCAACCATAAATAATAATCAGACTTTTACAGGTACACAAACTTTTAATGATGTATCTGTTAGTGGCAACCTAACAGTCAACGGCACAACCACAACTGTTGCAACAACAAATACTGTCGTTAGCGATACGTTGATGGAACTTGGTAATGGCACTACTGGAACGCCAGCTAATGATGCTGGTATTGTTATTGAGCGTGGCGATAGTGACAATGCCTTTATTGGTTGGGATGAAAGTGCTGATAAATTTACAGTAGGTACAGGTTCTTTTACTGGCGCTTCAACTGGCGATCTTACAATAACAACAGGAACACTTGTTGCAAATGTTGAGGGTAATGTAACTGGCAACGTTACTGGCAATGTTACTGGTGATATAACTGGTGATGTAACTGGTGATGTAACTGGTAACTTAACAGGTAATGTTACTGGTGATGTTACTGGTAATGTCACAGGTTATGCTACTCAACTTTACATTACCGAAAGTTCTGATGATAACGCAAATTATAATATTCCATTTCTATCTGGTACTGGCAACACAGCGAAGGCACTTATTTCTGATCATACTGGAATACAATTTAATCCATTTGTAAATACACTTACTGTTCAAAATATTAGTAATACTGCTCTTACTAATACTACGACAACTGTTTCTGGTACACTTACATCTTCTGGCACTACTATTGTTAATGATTTAAATATAACAGGACATATTGACGAAGAAGTTTATTCTTTAACAGGGACAGCGATTGATCCTGCAAACGGAACAATTCAGTATAAAACACTTTCTGCTAATACTACATTTACAGAAAGTATTGCGGAGGGTGAAAGCGTCACTCTAATGATTGATGATGGCACTGGCTATACTGTCACTTGGCCTACAATTACTTGGGTAAACAATGGTGGGAACGCTCCAACATTAGCCACAACTGGATACACGGTTGTTGTTCTTTGGCAAGTATCTACAACAGTATATGGGGCAACGGTAGGGAATGGTACATAATGGCGTTTTTATCTAGAAAACTTTTGGGTGCTGGTGGAGAATTTGAAACTCCTGCTGGTATAACCAGAGTTGGCACTGCTTATAGCTATCAATTGCTTTCTACTAGCACGACTTTAAGCTTAGATATAAGTGGTATATCTATTCAAAATAATGACTATCTTTATTTGCATACAGTAAGCACACAGGGTGCTGCTGCAGGGCCAACATCTGGTCAGGGGTTTACAAGCATACATACTGAAATCAGATTTGATACCCGCGTTCACAATATGAATTTAAGTTATGTTCAGTTGAATGGTACTGAAACAAGTATTGATACTGAAATTACTGGATCAATTGGCGATACGACGCATACGGTACACGCGTTTGCTGTAGTTTATAGAAATGTTACTGATCCATTACCAATTTCTGGAGGCACTTCATTACTTCAAACAAGTAGCTCAACTAATGATCGTGACCCTACTATTGGGTGGAGTTGGAGTTCATCTCTTGCAGATCACGCAGTACAAGTAATGTTTCATGGACATTCTAACTATTATGATGCTTTTGAAAATTGGGATTCAACTGGTGATGCACAAATAGGGAGCTTAGTAAATTACGAAGAAAACCATCAAGATAAAGGTACGACTTCAAGGTCTGGCTCAGAAATGTATTTCTTAGAAATAGCAAATGTTGGCAATGGATTAGGCTCAAGCAACAGAGCTACAGGAAGTAATGCTAATACAGAAGGCCGAGACGCTCGCATCACAGTAACTTTTCCAATAACCTAAAGGTGTAAAAGCATGTATATTAAAACAAAAAATGGTGGTTTAGAAAAATATCCTTATTACTTGACTGACTTTATAAATGACAATCCAAACTTGTCGTTTCGCAGACCAGCACCGCTTGACCTATTAGCTGAATATGATGTTTACCCAGTACGCCAAGCAACTGAAAAGCCATCTTATAATAGCACAACACAATATCTTGAATCCCAAACTCAACCCTCTCTCATAGATGGAGAATGGGTTATGGGATGGAATGTTGTTAATTATACAGATGAAAAAGCATCTGAATTAACTCGGTTAAAAAGAGATCAACTTTTAAGGGACACAGATCATTATGCTCTTTCAGATCGGACTATGACCGATGAGATGCGTAGCTATAGACAATCTTTGCGTGACCTTCCAGAACATGAAAATTGGCCTAATCTTGAAGATGCCGATTGGCCTACAGAACCATAGGATTTAAGAAATGGATAAACGGACAGTAGCATCAGCGCATGAGCGAATAGACGAATTGCAGATACAAGTTGCGGAGATAAAGACTGAGATGAAGATACAATTCAAAGATCTCTACAACCGTATCAAAAGGCTAGAAGCAATTATGATTGGTATTAGTGGCGCAAGCTTGCTGTTGCTATTACGAATGACATTTCTGAGCTAGGGCAATGGACCCAGTATCTTGTGTTATGATGGCGACAGGCGCATTTAAGGCGCTCAAGGGGGCTATCGGAGCAGGTAAAGACATTCAAGATATGACTTCTCAGCTTTCTGCTTGGGGCAAAGCTTTCTCTGATTTTACTAATCTTGAAGAGAGAGAAAAGAATCCTCCGTTTTGGAAGAGAACATTTAAAGGATCTGATGAAGAGACTGCGATTGAGATCTTTGCTCATAAAAAAAAGATGGAACAAATGAGAGCAGAGATTAAGGATCATATCTCTTGGAACTATGGACCTGCTGCTTGGAAGGAAGTCTTAGCAATCGAAGCACAAATGCGTAGAAAAAGAAAGCAGGAGTTATACAGAAAGCAGGAACAGATTGATGCGGCTATTAACTTTGCTATTGGTGCTGTTATTTTTGTTATTAGCGGCGGCATTTTGTTTTGTTTATTTTATTTTCTTGGCAAATATCAGGGTAGATGGTGATGTGGTTTTTAGTTTGGATGCAATTCCTGAATGGAACTTTTACTTACTATCAGATTGGAACCTATGGTTCGGAAGAAATATGTGAGCTAGAAAAAGCAAAAGCTTCCGTTATAGTTACTAATAATAACTCTGCTGTTCATTGTTTATATACTAACAAGTGAGGTTTTACATGGCGCATACTGTAGTAGATGATTGGAAGATAATACCGAGGCTAATGATGCTAGCCGTAACAGTTCTTACATATCAAGCTGTTCATTGGTACATGGCATTACCAGATCCTACAATGCAGCAATCTGGTTTGGTATCGGTTTGCATGGGGGCTTTAACTGGATGTTTTGGCATTTGGATGTCAAAAGAATCTGTAACAACAAAGGGAGGTAGCAATGCTACAATCACTGATAGGTCCGATTACTGAGTTAGCAGGTGGTTGGCTAAAAGGTAAAGCAGATGCACAGGCGGCTGCTGCTAATCTAAAGTTAGTGGAGGCTGAAGCCAAAGCGACCATCATGAAGTCTGCTGCTACGAGTGAGGCTGAGTGGGAGAAGCTCATGGCGCAAGGAACTATGAACTCGTGGAAAGACGAATATCTCGTTCTACTTTTTTCTATCCCACTTATTTTAGTGTTCACTGGTGAATGGGGGCGTACAGTCGTTGCAGAGGGGTTTACAGCGTTGGAACAGATGCCTGAGTGGTATCAGTATACTTTAGGTGTTATCGTAGCCAGTAGCTTTGCAGTGCGCTCTGCTACCAAGTTTTTTAAAAGGAAGTAAAATGGGATTTGAATTATCAAAAAGAAGTAACAACAGACTAAACACTGTTGATCCTCGTATGCAGTATGTTGTTCGAGAAGCGATCAAGCTAACCAAGGTTGACTTCGGAGTGATTTGCGGCAAGCGAACTGAAGCAGAACAACGTAAGCTAGTTGAGTCTGGTGCAAGTCAAACAATGAAAAGCAAACACCTTGATGGAATAGCCGTTGACCTCATGGCTTACGTAGGGTCAAGAGCCAGTTGGGAACTCAATCTATATGATGATATTGCTGACGCAATGGCTGAAGCTGCACGTAAGTTTGACATCGGTGTATGTTGGGGCGCTGCATGGGCAACACCATCTGATCCATACCCAATGGACATATCCAAATGGGATGGGTCAATGGAAGATGCAATGAACGCATACGTTGACTTGAGAAGATCGCAAGGCCGTAGACCTTTCATTGATGGGCCACACTTCGAATTAATAATTTAAGTATTATCTGGATCTGTACTCATTGAATCTATGCCACGCTGTATCATGTCTTTGTTCATGGCGTGGCATACATCTAATAGTTGCATATAAGCTTTGAGAAAGTGCTCCATCTCCTTGTTGCCAATCATCCACCGATCATGTGGCAAGCCTCTGTGTGCTCTTTCAATAATTTTATTTGCGGTCTTGAAGTACTCAGGTAGTTCCATGTCTCTCATTCCAATGTAATATTCTATGACAATTGGGACAGAGTGGTATACACTTTGCTGCTTCTTTGTAAGCGCGAGAGTACTGCCCCTGATTTACAAACGTGCTTACTTCAGCTTCTTTTTTTGAGTCACCTCTATGGTGGAAGTCAATCAAAGCAGGATGCTGTATACCACAATGCTGACAACTAAGGGAAGCTTTAAATGCTAGCCAAGCATTATGTCGCTTTCTTTTATTTTTTTTATTTGCTGCAATAACTTTTTCTCTATTGCGTCGATACCATTTACGTCCGTACTCACGTTGGTATTCTTTTCTTTTTTCTAAATCTTTAAGTGGCATCTTTTGGTCTAGGCATTGGCTTGACTAACTGCTTTGAAAGAAGTGGTGTGCGTTGACAAGTCATCATTATTTTTTTGCCGTAGGTATCAACCAATTCAAAGTATAAATCATCAAGCACTCCCTTGTTCATTGCTGTATAACAATGTTGTTCGCTTGGGAAGAGGACGCTTGTTGACATCCTCTCTCCCTCAACCCAGTAATGAATAACAAGAAACGTCCAGAATAGATTTATCATTGCATTTCCCACGGTGGTATTGACATTGTAACTTCTTTCTTTCTGTACACTGTATCACACTTTGTCATTTCTTCTCCATATTTTTTTTTGAATGATATTCCGTGATAGTGTGCAAAGCGTCTTAGCTTGTCCTTGTCCATACCAATCTTTCTTGCTGTCTCTGCAACAGTGTGCTTGCTGCTGAACTTTAGTATGAGTTCTTTTACTTCACGCTCATGGCGTACTTTCATTTGTGCATATGTTTCCATATTTTTCTCCTATATATTTTTCTCGTAGTTCTTCAATTATTGATATTGAGTTATCAATCATATCTGTATAAGCTGTTTGCCCTCTTTGTTCTTGGAGGGTAGCATGTACATATTCAATTTTTTCTAAAATATTTATTTCTTT